GGAAGCGTCAGGGACGGCATTCTGGGCTTTTGGAATGCGCCCAGACGGTCCGAAGATGCAGACCGGACCCTGTTTAACCTTTGGAACGCAGGGACGGAATACACCACGCACGTCCTAGGACGTGAACGGAATCAGTATTCACAAACAATCAATGCAAGGTGGACAGATTACATCCTGCACATATCGAGAGACTCAGATCTACTAGCAGAAGCTTCAGAACCAATCATCAACAATTAACACACAGACCGGGGACGATAAATCCCCGGTCTTTTTTTTGTCTATTAATAATAAATAATCAAATAATAATAACACCAGAATAAATAATAATACTCGAATAATAAATAATGCCAGAATAATAAAGAATAATGAAATAATAATAAATAATAACTAAATAATAATAGCTGGGGCAGTATAGGGCAGAAACAGGGACAGAGAACGGGGAGCGCGGCTTTCCCAGTTACTTAAAATGACTCCCTTAATTACCTAAAGAAAAGCCTTCCCAAATCAGGATTCCATGCTAATTTGATCTCGTTCTTTGACATCCCGTTAGCTGATCCCGGTTCCACTTTGTGGAGCGCCGGGTTGGGATTGTCCTATCGGTGAACGGATTGAAAAGAGCATACAACTATGGCTCGTCAAACTGTCCCTCATTCCAGCAACTTCTCGTTCCCGGTCACTCTGGAACCGTTGACCATCGATGGTCACGACTCCGGGTTTTTCGGAACGGTGCGCCGGGATGAGGGATTCCCCCGAGTTCTCGGGGTTGCGGGTGAGCGTTACGGGTTGCTCCAGAATAGTGACTTCATTAACCAAATCGAGGAAGGCTTTAAGAAAGCCAACCTTAGCGGGTTTGAACGTGAGGTCGCCGTGATGGATCACGGAGCGCGGTGTCAGGCTCAGTGGACTTTCAAGAATCGCACCATCAAGGTGCGGAAAGTGGGCGACGAAATGGCGTTTCGCGTTACGGCGCGGAACTCTTACGATGGCTCATGGAAGGTCAGTCTGGTTGACACCATTGAACGCCTCGCCTGTCTCAACGGTGCGGTGCGGTCAGAAAAGGGAATCATGCTTCAGGGGAAGCACACTTCCCGGCTCAACGTGGACCGTATCGTTGGCGGTTTGGACATTATGTTAAACCGTTTCGAGAAGTGGGCGAGTGACTTGGATCTCCTCGTCATGCCTATCGAACAAGCTCAGGGTTCCCATATCCTGAGCCATGCTCAGGAGGATGGAATCATCTCGGGGTCAACCCGAGACGGTATCCTGAGCTTCTGGAATGCGCCGCGCCGGAAGGAGGATGAAGAACGCACCGTTTACAACCTTTGGAACGCCGGGACTGAGTTCTTCACTCATGTCTTGAAACGGGAACGGTTCCAGTATGCCGACACCGTGAACGCTGAGTTCACGGGTTGGATGATGGAACTAGGCCGAGATCACGACAGGCTTAAACAAGTCACTAGGCCGCTGGAACTAGTAAACAACTAAACAACAAAGCCGGGAGCGTAACAACTCCCGGCTCTTTTCTTTTATTAGTAGGAAGATTTCACTTTATGCTAATATCAATAATTCTTTTGTTAATAATCGTTTATTTTATCTTTCGTTTGCTTGAATAATAATAAATGATCGAATAATAATAACTGCAATAATAATAATAATAATAATAATAATAAAATAAATAATAATATCATCATGAATAGGCTTTCTTTGCTTATTGATTTAGTTGTGCATAGTGTATTGGAGTGTCTGTTGGGCGTTTTACTTTTGTTATTTATTCTCTTGTGAAGTGGGCAATCTCAGGTAATCTGGAAACCGCATGAAGCACTTAACTCTGTCTCCTTACCGCGCTGGCCTCAAAGTCTGGATCTCAATCCCGCGCACAAACGACATCGAACACCGCGCCGTTGCGGGAATGCTCTTTGCGGAGCGTTCCCAGTACTATTGCTGGGGCGAAGAACAACCCGGACACCGTATCGGGTTGGAAGCCATGATCCGGGCTTCCGAGATCGCGGGATTCTTTAAGGATCTCCAAGAGCTTCACAAGCTCCGCCCCGGCGTTCTGGTCTCGTTCCACGCTACCGATTGCCCGTAACACCTAAACAACCAAAGCCCCTAGGTTAACTCCTAGGGGCATTTTATTTTAAATAATAAAGAATAATAATATTAATATCAATAATAATAATATGTTCATATTTGTAGTTCTATTATTTATTATCTATGTGGTTGCCAAGCTCACAGACTAGGAAAGCCCACTAAAAGAAAACACATAAAAGCTCTTGTTTATTTAAGATCCTGTAGTAAATTAAATGCAGTTCGGGCCAGTAACCCGACGCTAGAAAGTCAATCTATGCAGTACGTTCAAATCGAAGGCGGGACCATGACGGGTAAGATCATGCACACGCAAGGCGAGTGCAACCTGTGCGGCAAGGATCGTTTGTCGGAGTTCGTTGACGGTAAGACCCGCATGGGTCCGTGGGCGAATATGTGCATGCGATGCTATCGCAAGGTGGGCGTGGGCTTGGGCGTGGGCCGTGGCCAACGCTACGCTGTCGTGACTCCGGAGTCCGGAAGCCTAAGCCTGAAAACCCAAGCGGCACAAGCACACGCGAAAGCGAAAGCTGATTTGTTTATCTAAAAGCCCATTTGTCACAAGACCCTCTGTAGCAATACAGGGGGTTTTTTGTTTTAATAGAATAATAATAGAACAAAGAATAATAATAAAATAATAAATAATAATATATATAGTACTATAGTGGTGTGGTGTGTGTGAGCGTGTGTGTGTATGCGGGCGCGCGTGTGTGAGAGCTAAGGTGTATTGATACCCAAAAAGAAAAAGGAAAAAGGTATTGTCAAAAAGGCCCCTATGTGGTTTAGTTATGTCGTCAGCGGGACGTTCCGCTGATATCGGCCCCGGATCGCAGGGGATCGCAGAAAGTAACCTATCGTGAAACCATCAGTAAGTGCAGCCCTCGACATGGCCCGCAGCGCCCTTCGTCGCCAACAACGGGATCTCTTGCAAGAGATCCGGGACATCCAGAGCCGGCTCGACAAGGACAGCGCAGACACCGCGGCCGCAGAGTCCTTGAAAGAGAAAAAGGCCGAATTGGCCGAAGTCATCGTTTCTCGGGAGACTCTCTACTACGTCGGATTCTAAACCATAACACTGCGGGGCCCTTCGGGGCCCCGCTCTTAACTCCATGATCACCGCTCACCTTCACGAAGTCACCGGAAACAATCCGGTTCACCCAATCGGCACGATTCTCCTAGTGGCCAATCGGCAAAGCAACGCGCCGGGCCTGACTTACAAGGGCACCCGGAACGTCTCGAATCTCATGTTCCCATTGGCTGGCGTTGTCGCCTCCGGATCATTCAAGGCGTTTGCCGATTGGGAAGACTACGAGGCGGCCATCGATGAAGATGATTTCCGCGCAGCGTGTCCGCATCCGGCCTTGGCCTAAAGTCAATCCGAAAGTTCTGTCACGGGGTGGGTCCGAAAGGGCCCACCCTTTTTGCTTTTTGTCAATCTTTTCTTTTCAGAAAAAACCCACGGGGCCCTTTTTTCAATCTCCCCCAATTAATTAAACTCTTCTAATAAACCAAATTAAAAAATTCGGGGCGGTTATTTTTTCTATATAAGTCTATTAATATACAAAATAAAAAAAACAAAAGCCCTACCCTTTTTAATCTCTTTAATTTTCTTAAATAATAAAAACAATAACAAAAACTAAAATATACCCGAGCCTTTTCTTCTCTATAGTCCTTTTAAGATGCTAAGAGAATTTTCTTGACAAAATGCCCCAAAGGTGTAAAAATAGTATGCTATGAATAAACTATTCAAAATTGCACTATTAATTGCAACACTAACTACAGCGGCCTTTGCCCAAAATGCCCCAGTTCGCGCCTCTTTTGAGGCTGGGTACACCTCAACGTACCTTGTGAACGGTTTGTCTCGCACCAAGGCTACTCCTTTCGCAGGAGTTGGTCTAGGCTCGACATACTATGGCGTTGATGTAGGAGTGTCTGGCACGATTCTCCCAGTTAGCGAGAATCTCGATGAGAGCCACTGGGCTTTCAATGTAGGAAAGGGTTTTCAACTCTTTGAGGGCGTGGTTTTGCGCACAGATGGCAGCGTAATCCGTCACCAAGCTGGTGACCCAAATATCCCAAACTCAACAGAAGCAAATATCAAGGTTGCTCTATCTAATATTGTATTTACTCCTTATGTAAAGGGCGTATATGATATTAATCTAGAACAATATGGCTATGGCGTCGGCCTCGAACGTCCAACCAGCGTATTTGGCTGGTTTACTGTGACTCCTGCGCTAGAGTACATTAAGCTAAGTGATTCTGCCAATGCTATTGCTAAGCTTGGAGTAAGCCGCACATTCTTTGATCACCTCACTGCATTTGCAGAGGTTACTTACATCAAGAATGACTTTGATGTCTCTACATTTAACTTTGCTCGCAAGGAGTTGGATGGCGAGGTAGTTGGTGCTGGCGGTTTGCGCTGGACCTTCTAATCTCTAAATAATAACATAAATAGACCCCTAGGTTGAAAAACTTAGGGGTTTTTCTTTTTTCTATATATAATACCTTTAATGTCAAAACAAGATAAGTCACCCAAAATTCTTCAGCGCGACAAGTTCAAGGAAGAAATCAAGATCAGAGAACTCAATTGGACAGACAAGCAAAAAGCTTTTATTGATATTGCCCTGAATAAGGACGTAAAGATGATGTTTATTAGCGGCCCTGCTGGATCGTCCAAGACATTATTGAGTATCTATTGCGCTCTTCAATTGATTAAAGATAAGAGAGTGAGCGACATTATGTATATTAGATCTCCAGTAGAGAGCAGCGACAGCAAAATTGGCTTCCTGCCCGGAGATGCAGATGAAAAGCTAAAATATTACAATCTTCCCTTTGCTGATAAGCTAGAAGAGTTGCTATCTAAGCAATATATTGAAGCTCTTAATAATCAAGGCCGACTCCAAAGTCATCCATTGTCATTTGTGCGCGGCATGAGCTGGAATTGCAAGGCTATTATTCTTGATGAGGCTCAAAATTGTACTCAAAAAGAAATTGTGACACTAATGACCCGCATTGGCGAGTTCAGTAAGTGTTTTATTCTTGCTGATCCAGATCAATCTGATTTGGCTTATGGCAAGTCAGGTGGATTTGAGAAGCTGCAAGCTATTTTCGGTGATGAAGAGAGCAAGGAAAAGGGGATCTACTCTTTCCACTTCACAGAAGACGACATCAAGAGAAGCGAGTTAGTAAAATTCATGGTCAAGAAGCTAAAAGCTTTTTCTCCAACCGTTCGCGTATAAATATTTTGTTAAAACTGCCGCAAACTTACGCACATTCTTCTCTGATTTGTCCCAAAAAAACGCATGCGCGAACTCCTCAATAGTAACAGCCATTTCTCTACGAGGCAAGAGAGATGCTTCTATAAATATCTGAGGACATTCATTATCAGGAGAATCACAAAGTCCCTCTGCCCTGTCTCTAGAGGGAATTTTGATTTTGCTAACAGAATACTCTACGCCCTTATCTGTCTTAAATTTAAAACTTTTAGTGGTTTTTTTAGGCATATAGTGTATAATCCTTAATATGAAGATCTATTGTCAAAAGTGCGGCTCTGGTACTGAGTATTCTTTTAATAAGCCAAAGTTTTGCTCTGCTTGCGCTTCAAGCTTTTCTATTGTAGCTGCGGCAGCTCCAAAAGTCTTAAAGAATACGCCTAAGATTACACAAGTAGACGAAGAAGAGGAAATCTCGACAGAAAGAGTGCCCGACATTTCAAAATTAGACTTTGAAATTGATGTAAAACCCAACAAAGGATCAAAAATGCAGAATTTGATGGGAACTTATAATGGAGAAAGTGAAAGCAGCTCAGTCTCTCAAGCTCAAGGGTTCAATAAGCAAGAAGCTTTAGAGTCTTTTAAGCGAGAAGCGGGTTTTTATCCGTCTCGCCAATCCATGAATGAAGAAGAATAAAATAAAATTTGAAGCTTGCATCAATTTAATTAATACAGAGATATTAAAGCGTAAGAATAAGTGGACTTTATCGACGCTTAGCTGGATTGATTTCGAAGATGTGTCTCAAATCATAAGATTCCATATATACAAAAAATGGAACCTTTATGATGAGAAAAAACCCATGCTTCCTTGGATTAATAGAATCATCTCCAATCAAATCAAGAACTTAATCAGGAATAATTACGGAAATTATGCTCGTCCTTGCTTAAAATGCGCCGCAGCTTTGGGAGAAAGCGAATGTCGCATATACGGAAAGCAAGATCAGGGTTGTCCAATGTTTAATAATTGGATGAAGACCAAAAAAAATGCTTACGACTTAAAAATGGCTGTGTCCATAGAAGATCACTCTTACGAAATAAATAATCAGGTTTGTATTAACTCAGATATTCAGAAAGCGACTCAAAATTTGCACGAAAAGATGAAGCAGATTTTAAAGCCAGTAGAGTGGAGAGTGTATGAGTTATTATATATTAATCACAAAACAGAAGAGCAAGTTTGTAAGATTTTAAAGTTTAAATACGACAAGGAAGCTAAGAGCGCTTACAATAAGCAGCTCAAAAATATCCAAAAATCAATAATAAAAAAAGCTAAGCAATCTTTGGCTAATGGAGAAATAGACCTATGACTGAAATAGAATTAACTCAAGAACAAAAAGACACTATTATTCGCACTTGGAACGACAGAAAAGAAAATCCGCCTAGCTTACAAGAGTTAACTCAAATAGTTTTTCCAGAAATTCCAAATATAGATGGAAGAAGCGTCTATGGGAAATCCGTAAAGAAATTTTTAGCCTCAAGAGATTTAAAAGTAAAAACAAAAAGCGAATACACTCCAAAAGATAGAGTGGCTTTATCTGACGAGCAAAAAGATTATATTGTTAATAATGCGGCAATGATGACCGCAACAGAATTGGCCAGAGATCTTTTCGATAATTATGGTTTAACAAATTTATCCATAGAAGCTCGCTCTATCCAAGAGTATTTAGATACCTTACCCAAACAAGTTCAAACTTCAGCAGGTCTTCCCACTGAAGAAGAGAATCAAGAAGACTATAAACCACCCAAGAATCAAGAAAGAGCTTTAGTTAGAGTCAATAGATATGTTTTAAATGGAATAGATAAAGATAAAATCACAACTAAGCAAAAAAAAGAGCTGAACTCTCTAATCTCTTATCTTCATACTTATAGATTTTTGCATCAGATAGAAACATATACTAATTCCGTAGACAGAGATCTTTTCGAGAGCAGTTTCATTAGATATACTTTTGATAAATCAGATTTAACTCAAGAAGAAGTAGATCAATATATTGTTTTAGCAACGGAAGTTGTAATATCTTCAAATATTCAAGAGACAATAGCTACTTTGCAAGATCAGATAGATCAAGAAATTAATTCAGGCGCAAAAATTCCAATGACTCTAGTAGAAGCAGTCACTTCTGCTCGAACAGAGTACAATCAGTGCGTTACTCGTCAGCAAAAACTCCTTAACGATCTAAAAGTTAAGAGAAGCGAAAGGCTTTCTAATCAAGTTAAAGATAACGCCTCGATTCTTAATCTAGTGCAGATGTGGAAAGACGAAGAGACTAGAAAAGAAATGATAAAAATGGCAGATATGAGAAGAGAAGTTTTAAAAGCAGAGGTCGGACGCTTATCATCTATGGATGATGTTAAAGCTAGAATCTTTGGCTTAACAGAGGAGGAAGTTTTAGATGGTTAAATGTAAAATTTGTAATTTAGAATTCGAAACAGACAAGAATTTTCATGGGCATCTCAAATCTCACAAGTTGAGAATGGTAGAATACTACCAAACTCACGAGCCGAGATATGATTTGCTTACTGGAGAATTAATAAACTTCAAAAATAAAGATTATTATTTCTCTAATGACTTCAACAATAAAAATTCCATGAAAAAGTGGCTGAGCCAGCAAAATTCTGACGCTCAGAAAACTTATTTAAAAAAATTTCTAGTCCAAAGAAAAGAAAAACATAACTTAACTTATGCGCCTACTGAAGTTGAGCTTCGCTCTATTACTAGCCCCCCTGTTCCTTATTATCACAAGCTTTTCTTGGATTATTATAGGCTTTGCGGCGAGATTGGCCTCAAAAATAAATACGAATATCCAAAAGAAGGATTGAAATCTTCTGAGGTTGATGGATTTAAAATATTTATTGATACCAGAGAGCAGATGCCTCTGGTCATAGACTATCCTACTGAAATTAAAGGTTTAAAATTCGGAGACTACGCTATCAACGATCCCGAAAACAAATGCTATATCGAAAGAAAATCTATTTCTGATTTTATCGGCACAATGAGTGGCGGCTACGAGAGATTTTGCCGAGAGATAGAGCGTTCTGTGGCAGCAGAAGCGAATCTGATAGTCTTGGTAGAGCGTTCTTTGCAAGAATGCTTGAGCTTTCAATATCTCAATTATGTATCTAAGAAAATCAAAGTCACTCCAGAGTTTGTTTTCTTTAACGTCAGAGAATTAATACAGAAATATCCCAACGTACAATTTTTATTTGTAGATGGAAGGGAAGAATGCGTTAGAATAATGAAGAAAGTATTTTTTAGTAAAGGAGAATATAAAAAATACGACTTGCAATTAATGTACGACTTAAAACTACTATAATATGTGGCACGAAACAACGAAGTACAAAAAGAAAACAGAAAACTATAATGAGATTTATAAGCAGCTTCAAGGAGAGTTGGAAGATAAAGAAGCTAAGATTTCATTAGCAAAATTTTTACGTCAAAATTTATACTTTACTACTTATTTATTAACAGGAGTTAAGCTTGCTCCTTACCAAGAGATTACTCTCAAGGGAATGTTTAATAGAAATTTTAATATGTGTGTTTGGGGTCGCGGTTGCGCCAAGTCATTTATAGCTAGTGTCTATTGTGTGCTGCAATGCATATTTGAGCCAAATACAAAAATCTTAATAGCAGGCCCTACGTTCCGTACTGCTAGAGCAATATTTAATAACATAGAAAAGATGTCCGAAAGCAAAGGCGCAGAGCTATTGCTGCAAGCATTCGGAGCCAAGAGCAAGAGAAATGATTTGTATGAGTGGGATATTAATGGCGGATCTATCAGGGCAATTCCTCTAAGCGGCGAAAAGATTCGTGGTTTCCGTGCTAACATTCTTGTGCTTGATGAGTTTTTGCTGCTACCAGAAGAAATTATTAAAAACGTATTGATGCCATTCCTTGTTGCGCCTCAAGACATGAAAAGACGTATTGATGTGCGCGAAATGGAAGACTTGCTAATTAAAGAAGGTAAGATGAAAGAAGAAGACAGGATGGTCTTCGTCAATAATTCAAAAATGATAGCCTTGTCTTCTGCCAGTTATACTTTTGAGAATCTTTATAAGACATATCAAGAGTGGGTAAACCAAATAACTTCTCCGGAAAAAGGAGAGTCTTCTTATTTCGTTTCTCAGCTTGGATTCGAAGCTTTGCCAGCAGAGATGATTGATAAAACAATCATTGAAGAAGCTCAGAGTGGCGGAACTTCTCATTCTGCATTTTTAAGAGAGTATTGCGCTCAATTTACTGACGGATCTGACAGTTATTTTAGTGCAAAGAAAATGGAAGAGTGTACTTTGAAAGACGAGTATCCTCATACGTTGATAAAAGGATCCACTGGCAAGAAGTATATTATTGGCATTGATCCAAACATGAGCGATAGCCCAAATGCGGACTATTTTGCAATGGCTGTAATGGAACTAGACGAAGATACTGGCATAGGAATACTTGTTCATACTTATGCTGGACTTGGTAATTTAAATAATCACGTTAAATATTTTGGATATCTAATGACATACTTCAATGTCGTAATGATAGTGAGCGATAATGCTGGCGCAGACATATTTTTAGATACCTGCAATCAATCTGATGTTTTTAAAGCAAATAAAATAAACATTAAGACTCTTGAGTTCGCAGCAGATGCTGAAGGCGCAGAGTACGACGCCCAATTAAGAAGCGCGAAATCTCAATATAACCTATCAGAACATAGGATAGCATTTAATCAAGTATTCTCCTCTGGATTCATTAGAAAGGGCAATGAATTTTTGCAAGCTTGCATAGATTATAAGAAAGTTTTGTTTGCTTCTAGAACTTGCTCTAATGAAAAGTTCTTTAGCCAAGTGATAGACACTTCAATTCCAAGAGATCTTATATTTAATGCCGATAGACAAGATTGGACTAATCTAGACTTCATAGAAAACCAAGACGACTTCATTTATCAAACAAAAAAGCAATGCTCTCTGGTAGAATATACTACGACTTCTAGAGGCATGCAAAACTTTGATCTGCCGCAGCATTTGAAGAGAGGGTCTTCAGCCACAAGAGCAAGAAAAGATAATTATTCTGCATTTATGTTGGCTAACTGGGGAGTTAAATGTTATAATGACATTATGAAGCAGGAGGTAGAAAATAATACATTTACTTTTACTCCTGTGATGTTTTAGTGTAATTCCTAAATAGTATGGCCAATTTAGTCAGGAGGAAACAGGTGGATCAAGCTGAGTTTTCTGGCTTCTTTATAGAAGTTGGAGACGTAAATTATTATCCACTAGTGGATAACCCTTCTGGATTTTTAGACTCAGACGCTCTTGACGCAGCGACAGGAACTCTAAACACAAAAATAGATAATGTTTCAGGAATTTTGGCAAACTCTATTCAGAGTACAGGAATAAATTCTAATTTATATACTGATAATGTTAGTGGCGCTCTTTCTACTAGACTACAATCTTCTGGAGCTTCGTTAACGGCAGTGGATACTGCTCTTAGCGGTTATATTATTTCTGTTAGCGGTAATCTAAACGCCAGCGTTACTGGAGCTAGTGGAGTCTTAAATACTAAAATTGATACTTCTAGCGGATATGCAAAAACATATACAGACACTGTATCTGGAGTTTTAAATTCTCAAATTATTGCTGCTTCAAATGCTACTACTATTGATAATATCGTCAGTGGAGCAAATTTTAATTTTACTGGAACTAAAATTTTCAATTCACCAGTATCAGCCCAAAGAATAAATCTTAGCGGCATTAATACTCCCAGCTCTATATCAATAATTGCGAGCTCTGGTTATGCTTCAGTAGTAGGAAATGCAGGAACCTTCGTAAGTTATTACGAGACAGGGGCAAACAGCTCTTTGTGGGCTGTAGCTGACTCTGCTGGTTTACCAATGCTAGAACTTTTTGATGATTATACTTTAATATTGGGTCATTCCAATAGAAAGTCGGTAGTTTTGAGCGGCATATCTGGATATGTGCTAATGCCAAATCTTCCAAACCAAAACCAAACGGGAAGTCTTCCTTCTGGGACTCTATTCCGTAGTGGAAATTACTTAATGATTTTATAAAAATGAGAAAGCCTAAGACACAAGAAATTACGCCAATGATGACGGCCTACGCTGCTGCGGCTACGGAGAATACTCCGATACCTGCGCGTAGAAATTTGGCTGGCGACATTGAAAGAACAGATAGGTTCCATAATATAGATTATGGTCTGGTGCCTTTTAAGTATTCTCACAACGTTTCTAACAAGAGCGCCCTCAATGTTAGAGATGCCGTAATACTTTGCCAAAAGGCTTATTACAATTTCTCTTCTTTCAGAAATGTAATCGACTTGATGACAGAGTTCTCTTCTAGCAAAATTTATTTTACTGGAGGCAACAAAAAGTCTAGAGATTTTCTAGAGGCTTTATTTAAGAAGATTAATATTGACAACTTCGTAGATAAGTTTTTCAGAGAATACTACAGATCTGGAAATGTTTTTATCTATAGATTTGATTACAAGGTCAAACAAGATGATTTAGCTAAGATTACTCAGGTTTTTGGTTCAGAATGTTCGGCGGCTTCAAACTCTTTAGAGCTTCCGTCTAAATATATGATATTGAATCCAGCAGATATTCAATATGGCGGCAATATTTCTTTCGTTAATGGGAATTACTATAAGATATTAACAGATTACGAACTACAAAGACTAAGAAACCCAACTACTGATGAAGATAGAGAAGTTCTCAGAAGCTTGACAGAAGAAAATCGCCTCAAGATTCAGAGGAAGACTTATTCTGGTGCTGGAGCTTATATAACTATTCCTTTGGACACTAAACAAGTCTCTGCTGTATTTTATAAGAAGCAAGATTATGAGCCATTCTCTGTTCCTATGGGTTTTCCAGTATTGGAAGACATCAACTGGAAGCAAGAAATGAAAAAGATGGACATGGCCTTAACTAGAACAACTCAACAAGCTGTTCTATTGATTACCATGGGCTCTGAATTGAAGAGCGGCGCTTTAAATATCAATCAAAAGAATATTGAAGCCATGCAAGCTCTTTTCCAAAATCAATCAGTAGGAAAAGTTCTTGTTTCTGATTTTACTACTAAGGCTCAATTTATTATTCCTGATATTGCTAATATTCTTGATCCTAAAAAGTATGAAGTAGTCAATACGGACATCCAGCAAGGATTAAATAACATTCTAGTTGGAGATGAGAAGTTCTCAGCTACTAGCATCAAAGTAAATATATTCTTCCAAAGACTAGAGCAGGGTCGCCAAGCTTTCTTAAATGACTTTTTGGCACCAGAGATTAAGAGACTTTGCAAAAATATGGGATTCAAGAATTTCCCAACTCCTCACTTCGAAGAAATAGACATTAAAGACTCTTCTGTTTGGCAAAGAGTTTCTGCTCAGCTAGTTCAGCTTGGTGTTTTAACTCCAGAAGAGGGAATCCAAGCCATTGAAACTGGAAGGCTCCCAATATTTGATGAGTCTGTTGAGTCTCAAAGAAAATTCAAGGAACTCAAAGACGAAGGTCTCTATGCTCCTGTTGCTAGTGGCGCAGGTGCGGCTGGAGGACTAAGTACTGGAAGACCTCAAGGCGCAAAAGCTCCTCAATCAACAAAAAACACATCTCCAAGTGGTGGGAATAAAAAAGCACCAGCCATAGCTTCTTATTCGATGAAAGGCGTATCTACTATTTTCAAAGAATATGAAATTTTAGCTTCTAAAGTAGAAGAATTTCTCAAAAAGAAGCACAAGAAAAAGTCTTTAACCACAGAACAAAAAGCTATAGCAGAACAAATGGCTCAAAGTATAATAATTAACGAAGACAAAGTAAATTGGGACCATAGCATTAAGGCTTATTGCGAAGGAAAACAAGACAATCAAGAGAAAATAAATAAACTATTAGAGATTGCAGAAGAGCATTCTGTTGATCTTTTTTCAGCAGCTATACTAAATCATAGTCAAATTTCTTTGGAAAAAGTGTAATATTTTATAATATTCTAAAATGAATTTGGAAATAGAGAATGGAAATTTTAGCAAAGCTCTTGATAAGAAAGAGTTTTCCATTGATTTATTAAATAAGGATGTCGGTTTTATCGGCAAGCAATGCGCTTCAGCCGAAGGAGAGGATGCTAGGAGCAAGGCGGGGCAGCTAAATATAGAAATTGAAGCTAAGAGACCGGGGCCTAAAAGTTCAGCGCAAACACCAGCAAAGCCTTCGGAGAAAAGAAGCGGATCTTCTAAGAATGAGCCCGGCTCTGCTGGAGAGAAATCAAATAATGCAATTTCTTTTTCTAAAAAGGTAATTGAGGCTTTAAAAAATAAAGTCAAAGAACACAACGCTAAGAGCTCAAGAAAAGTCAGCTTATCTCAGCTAAAGAAAGTTTATAGAAGAGGCGCTGGAGCTTTTAGCTCTTCTCATAGGCCCGGCAAGACAAGAGGCCAATGGGCAATGGCAAGAGTAAACATGTTTTTGAGAATGATGTCTGGCGGTAAAGTCAAGGATGCTTACAGAAAAGCTGATCAAGACGTAGCAAAGTCTTCTTTAAATGTCATTGACGTTTCTGATTCTTGGGAGCCAGAAGAGGAGGATTTTACTCAAGCTTCTTTAGATATTTTAGAAATTGGAGATTTTGATTTTGATAGTCCAGATGATCTTTATTTGGACGAAGATTCAAATGCGGAAAAATGGTACGAAATTTAATTATGAGCTTTCAATATATTACAACATTTAGTTCTATTCTCAAACCACTAGTTTCAGAAGAGAAAGACAAGTATTTAGCACTAGCTTCCTTGATGGAAGTAGGGAATTTTATTCCTAATGTAGATACAGAGAAGAACGTTGATTTACTTCCTGTCGCATTTAATGCTGCTGTTGTAAATAGAGTCAATAAGAATGGAGACGTAATAGATACAGATACTGCTATTGCTTCTTATAAAGACTTTATCAATAAGCCAATAAATATTGAACACAATAGAGAAAAAATTGTTGGCGTAATTTTAACTGCCGGGTTCAGTGAGTTTGGGTCAGACGCTTCACTTACAGAAGAGCAAGTCAAAGACTTAAAAGGGCCATTTAATATCACCCTCGGCGGCGTAATTTGGAAAATAGCTAATCCTCACCTTGCTGATAAGATCGAGGAATCTAGCGATGCTACTAGTGACAAATATCAATCAGTAAGCGCAAGCTGGGAGCTTGGCTTTAATGAGTATAATGTTGTAATGATTGATGGAGAGTCTAAAAACATAGAAGATGGCGCTCTTATTTCTGATGCAAGTGAGATAGAGTCTATAAAAAATAGCCTTAGAGCATTTGGTGGATCAGGAAAATTAGACAAAACCAAATCTATTTATAGAAAAGTAATAGGCAACGTTGTTCCTTTGGGTATTGGCTTAACTGAAACACCAGCAGCTGATGTAAAAGGAGTAGCTACGCTAAAATCAGAAGCAAAAGAAGCACTAGCTGAAGAAAATATTTCCAAAATTGAGAAATTAGATGTAAATACAATTATTAACAATAACGTTATGAAAATTCAAAGCATCAAAGACATCACAGATGAGAATTTGAAGCAAGCAACAGCTTCTCAAATTTCTGATCTTATTGAGCAAGAGCTTAAGTCAGCTTCCGAGAAATTCGCCGCTGAAAAAGTTTCTGTTGAGCAAGCCCTCCAAGCCGCTAAAGAGCAATATAGCACACTTTTGGCCGGACAAGAGGTTCTTGAAAAAGAAATCGCCGCCCTCAAAGCTTCTCTAGAGGCTTCTGAAGTTGAGAAGCAAAAGATTTTGGCCAATGAGTTGTTCAATGAGAGAATGAGCGCTTTTGATGCTGAGTATGATTTGGATGACGAGTCCAGACAAGTTATTGCTTCTGATATTGCTGGGCTAGATGATGATTCATTTGCCGCTTACAAGAATAAGATGGCAATATTCATGAAGAATAAAAAGAAGGGTATGCAAAAGGAAGAGAAGAAAGAAGAGGCTAAGTCTTCCGCTACCGCTTCTGAGGTTCTCGATGAGGTCTCTGAAAAGGGAGAGAAGAAGACAGCTACAATAGCTGCTACTTCCACCGCTTCAGAAGCTACTCTTTTCGAGAAGTATAAACAAGCTTTTAATTACGACGGGTTCGTAATTGGATAAACAAAAAAACACATAATACAAGGATAAAATATGGCTTATAAACTAAGACCTTTCAGAGATTATGATGAGCATGATGTTCTCAATCTCTTTTCTTACGACACAACCGGTTTGACCGCTGGTTCGATCAGCATTACCAAAGGAAGTTTGGTTAAGATCGCTACCGGATGGAAGAACTACGACTCAGGCGTTGAGCTTGGCGGTGGACTAGAGTTCATCGGAGGAGCCGGTACACTACAACCCACCAACGTTGTTTCTCAACGTTATGGAGTAACCGCTAAGGTAGTCGCCAGCACAACTGGCGAGACCCCAGTAGGTATGATGCTCTATGATGTCAGAGACGCTGACGAGAATGGTGAGCTACTCAAGTACAAGCCCCGCAAGGCTGCTGAGATGCAAGCTGTAATTCCCGGACAAGCTGTTCCAGTAGTTACTCGCGGTATCTTCCTAGTTCAAGGAGTTCTCGGAACCCCAAGCGCTGGTGGCACTGCTTACGCTGGTGGAACCGGACAAATCACTGCTTCTACCGGAGGCGGCGGCATTGCTAACGTTGCTATTGGTAAGTTCCTTGGAGCTGCTGATACAAATGGCGAAACCCTCGTTAAATTGGCCCTCTAATATAAAGGAATTAACATGAGAATTAAACTAAAAAATACACCTGAACAAGTAGAGCTAATCAAGGCTCTTGGTTCTAAAAACAGATTGGTTGCTGCTGAGGCTTCAGAAGCTTTTGCTGCTTTCCTCGGACCTGTTATTCAAAGAGTTATTTTGCAAGCTGGTACAGCTTCTCAAATCTATACCGATGCTCCATTCGATGAGAATGACTCTCCAAGCTATCCTCTTGATCTCTATTATCAAGAGTTGAACAACGGATACGTTAGCGTTTGGTCACAAACTCTTGCTGGTGGTCTACCAACCTCACAAGACGTTTCTGCTATCCAAGAGCTAAAGATCGCCACCTATCGTCTAGACAGCGCTGTTTCAATCAACAAGAGATATGCTCGCCAAGCTCGCTTGGACATTATCGCTAAGTTGGTCGAGCGTATGTCTCAAGAAGTTTTGGTTAAGCAAGAGCGTAATGCTTGGGCCGTAATGCTCAAGGCTCTTGGTGAAGCCTCTACTACTCCTCAAGGTGGATCTGCCCTAAAGCACTACATTGCTGCTGGAACCGCTGGACAATTCAAGCTCGATGACCTCAACAAGCTCATGACTCGCGTCAAGAGAATCAATGAGTCTTGGGCTGGTGGTACTCCTGCTGATCCATATAGCACCGGCTTGACCGATCTATATGTTTCTCCAGAGATCAAGGAGAAGATCCGCGCTTTCGCTTATAACCCACTAAACACTGTTGGTGGAGTTAGAACAGCTAGCGCCAATCCCACAAGCACTGAGTCTGCCATCGCTCTTCCTGACGGAATGAGAGAGGAGATCTATCGTAACGCTGGTATGCAAGAGATCTATGGTGTAAACATCGTTGAGTTGATTGAGCTTGGTCTTTCCAAGAAGTACAACATTCTCTTTGATTCTTACATCTCTGAGACCTCTACCCTCGGAACAGCTTTCGATCCTTCTGCCTACCAAATCCTCGTTGGTGTTGATAACACCAAGGGTGCTCTAATCCGCGCTGTCGCTACTAGCGCCGAGACTGGAAGCCAATTCAACGTACAACCAGACGATCAATTCCTACAAAGAAGCGATAAGGCTGGATTCTACGGATCAATGGAAGAGGGACGCATCTGTATCGATGCTCGTGCTCTTTCCGGCATCATCGTATAATAAGTTCGGTTTAAACAAAACCCGCTGGGGAAACCCGGCGGGTTTTTTATTTGATTTATTTTGTTTATTAGGATATAATTTTTATATGGCTAAAAAATCAAAGCTTAAGGATTTAAACCAAATAGACGCAAAAGAAGAGACTGGAAGACCAACTACTTTAGATCAAATCTGGGGAGACACTGGAATTTCTAAATATGGCACTAATGATTTTGAGGAGTACAAATCTTATATTCGTTCGCTAAATAAAAGCGATATCCATGCTCATGCTATGAAGGTTGGCATGCTCCCAACTGACAACCACGAGATCTTAATTTCTAGACTAGAGAGAGAATTTCAAAGACACGTTGCTGCTTATCAAGCTCCATCAGAGGCAAAGGCGAAGCAAAAGAAAATATCTAAAGATGTACAGAAGATCTTATCAGAAGGCCGATAATTCTGTGTAATTTTATTAAATGGCTAATCTAATCAGGATTAAGCAGATAGACCAGCCTGAGCTATCTGGTTATGTAGTAAGTGTTACAGATCAAAGTTATTATCCAGTTGGCAATCCATCTGGATATTTGTCTTCTGTAGCTTCTGATCCTGACTTTATTTCTCTAAGCGGAGACCTTGGCAATACTGGAGTAATATTAGACTCCAAAATAACTTCACTAAGTGGAACTTCGGCAAATCTTGTTGCTGCCACTGGCACTTTTCTTCAAGGCGAAATAACTTCTCTAAGTGGAGATTTAAATGTCACTAATGCTAATTTATCTACAGTATCTGGTTTAAGTCAATCAGCTATTACATTAGTTACAGGTTTAGATTATGAAGTAAGTGGAGTAATTAGTGGAGAAGTCGCTGGGCTAAATGCTACTATCACTGGAACAAGTGGAGTTCTATTCTCTCAAATATCTACTGTTAGCGGAAATTTAAATTCTAGAGTAACTTCTTTAGAGACATCGCTTGCTGCTTCAGGAAGTAATTTCTTAGACTTAGCTTCTAATAATCAAACAGTCTCTGGAACTAAAGTTTTTACAAATAGGATTGGCTTTAAGCAAATAGATCTTTTGCCATTCTCTGGAAATTATAGTAACCCCGGAGGTCAGCACGAAATATTATTTACTCAATTCACAGAAGACTATTCTTTTGCTGCGAGCGGATATGGAACCTTAACTGGAGATTTATTCGTAACTAAAATCATGCACCCAAATAATGTAGAGCTTATTATTAGTTCTATGATCTATACAGGAAATTATTAATATGCAAAAAGTCTATGGATCATTAGATTCTGCCGCGAGTTCTTGTGTTTTGCTCTATGATTTTTTTGGCAACTCTTACGAAGGCGAGCCAACAGTTAATTTATTTACTCAACCTACTGGCAATGCTGGCTTTATTATTAAACCAGCAGACACAGGAAGACATTTCTATAAACTAGATTACTATAATAATAATTTCGGGCAAGGAACTTTTTTTGATAACGCTACTGGAGACTATAAGACTACAGATTCCATATATAAATATAATTACGTCTCTGGGCAAACAGATTCTGTCAGCAATAAACACGGATTCCAAATAAAAATAACAAGAGGCGAAACTTACTCGTACTCTACAGAAGTTTATGTTGCAACTGGCCATCCTAGAACTGGAATTGCGCCAGTAGTTAGCTTAACTCCAAATCTAACAGGCAGTTTTGCAACTGTAACTGGATATTATGATTTTGATAAGAAGGGAACTTGGCAAACTATCAGCGATAAAATATATGTTCCTTCTGTCACTAATAATTTTGGTGGCAATGCTATTTTTTATGAAGTTTCTGTAGCTCCAAAAACCTCACAGCATCCTTATTATGCGACAGGATCTTCTGATGGGTTCTTAATTGGAAATGTTCAGGGCAGAGCAGTTAATTTATACAAAGGAGCAACATATGTATTCCTTCAATCTAATTCGTCAAACATAAATGATGAATTTTATTTATCTACAACTGCAAATTCTGGTGGCGGATCTAATGCTTATTCTAATGGATTTTCTTATTATGGAAACGAAGGTTTTGATGGATATGCGATTTTCACTGTTCCTTACGATTCTCCTTCTGTCCTTTATTACAACTCAAGAAGAGCTTCTTCTAGCTACTTTGGTGGTAAAGTAAATATTCTTGGAGGATATAACGCTGGTAATACTGGAAATTCTGGCAATGTTGGATCGTCAGGAAGCGCTGGCTCTTCTGGTTCTTCTGGGGCTACTACTAGTTCAGAGTCTTATTCTGTTTGCTTCGATCCAACAAGAGGGCAACTTACTCCAGCTAATTTAGATGGTGGATATATTTTATATAAGAACATGCAGTTCGAGAAGAACAAAAAAATGTTCGCTGGCGTAGTTCATCCAACGCAATTCACTTCCTCTTCTCGCTCTGCTTTTGGAAGATTTATTGACATAACAGGAGGAGACAATAATTCTAATTTAGCAAATGCTATGTTTGATAGCAATGCTTATATTTTATTTGGCAACAGAACAAATACTAATGAAGGCGGACTAGTAGATATAAATTTAAAATACAATAAAACAAAAACTTTCTCTATAGGTAGCGCCGCGACACAAACTTATGATTTTTGGTTTAAGCAAACTGCTGCGTCATTTGAAAAAGCTTATTTATTTTCAAGATCTAGCTCTGTTGAGGGCGATTACTTTATAGAAAACGAAGGATATCCTCAATTAATATTTATTCAAGACAGGAGAGTTTATTTTAGATTTACTTCTCCAAGCAGCGAAGTGCTTTCTGGTTTTACCGATCAATTGATAAACGTTGGCAGCCTATATAATGTTACTGTCACAGTAAATACTTACTTAGCAGTGGGCTTAAAAGTAAATATTTATGTCAATGGAAAAGAGGCCGCAGTAACTATCTTAACTACATTGCAGCCGCCAAGTAATTTAAATTTTGCATCGCAAAGATTATACTCAGGTAACGTAGGAAATATTGGAAATCTAGGAGTCGGGGCTAACAATACAAGTTTTTATTGCATATCTTCATTCGATGCTAATGGAGAATCCAAAGCTTCCAATCCAATTGCTGCTGTGAATGATCCAGTAAGTAAAGGCATTAATTTGAGCTGGTCAATAGTAGATAATGCTTTTGGTTATTATATTTATAGATCAGCTTCTCCAGTTTTTGGCAATTATTCTTTGTTAACTACTATAAATAATAAAGCTGTGCTAAACTTTTTAG